ATTCCGACCCATTCCTAATCCTTGAGCTTGTCTTGTTTGGCCCCGTTGGTCTTGAAGAGCGCGAAACATTTGCTAGAAAATTCCCTCGAACTTAGTGCCGCGCAATGCTGCGCCACCGCCTCTAGACTTACCCGCGCCATAAGGCTTAGGTGCGCCTGGGGTAGCAACATCTTCTATCTTGGCATAGTCAACTGTGCCTTGATCTTTTACATTAAACTTATCCACAGATACCTTGGGATCTGGGAACGAAGTCTGGCGCTTAATACCACTCATGGTCTTCTCCTGTTCGTTACTTGAACTTCTTAGGTGATTTGGCTTTAGCCTTAGCTTTAGGGGCTGCTTTCTTTTTGGCCTTTGGAGCCTCTACAACTTCTGGTTCTTTTTCAGGAACCGGAGTTGCTTCTACTTCTTCAACTAGCTGGGTAATCTTCTCACTTGCTAATCGAAATTCTTCTTCACGTTTGTTGGCTGCTTTTTGAACCGCAGCACGTTTTTGTCTTACACTACTCATTTGTTTCTCCCAAAAAATGTGTCGGTCATATCCTTCATCGACTTGTTTGCCATGTCTGCCATTTTTAACTCACGTTGCTGATCCAAACGCTCTTTGGTTCGCTCGTCCTTCATACCAGCAATGTCTTCAGCAGAGTCTATTCTTTCTTCAGTCAATCGGCTTTGCTCTCTTAATCGCTCTCTATCAAGCGCAATACGCTGATCTGCATCTTTTGCCTTTCGATCATTGTCTTCTTCTTTGATATCCAGCTCTTTTCTTCGTAAATCAACTAAAGGATCATTAGGCTCTTGCTGTGCAAAGCTTGGCGCAATCTGCTCAATCAACTGAGCACAGATCTCAGCAACCTTACTTTCAATTAAATTTTGCATTTGCATCTGCATTTGCTGTAACTGAGGATTCATGGGGGGTGCCATTCCAGGTTGTGGTGGCATACCGCCCATACCACCCATAGGCATTTGCTGTACTTGCTGCATCTGTTGTTGCATCTGCATTACTTCAGGATCTTGCATAGCCATTTGCTGGGCCTTCATACCAATGTGGGCATAGATATGGCTTTGAATAATCGACTGAATCTGAGGATTCATTTGAGCCAAGGCTGTGCCATAAAGAGATAAATGCGAAGCAATATGAGCGTCATGGTTTTGTTCAGGGAAAGGCTGATAAGGCTGACCCGTAACGAACATGCCGTTCTCCTCCGCACAGCCAAGGGGGGCTGGAGGGGGTGGAGGAGGCGGCAATAACTGCTCAACTTGCTGAATCCCCATGGCTTCATACATACGCTTGTATGCTTCATAAATCCCCATGGGTCCATGAATCTCTGGTGCTGCCTGAACCATCTGCAACATTTCTTGAGCCATCATCACACGTTGGCTCATTGAGAAAATGTTTGGATCAGATACCGGAATAATATCTATACGATCGTCAAAGTCAGCTTGTTTAACCGACTGGTCACCATTAGCTGTCATGTATGGGTAAACCGGCGGCATATAAGTCTTAAAGACTTGAGCCAATAACCCAAACTCAATACGCTGTGAATAATGCAGTCGTTTATGAATTGCACTCATCACACGGCTACCGCGTTCCAGTAACGCAACAGTCGTACCCACAGGAGCGGCTTGATTACCATCTCCAATCTGCATATCGCCAATGGAGGCAAAACGCTGGCCTGATTCAACCAGCATTCCTAATAAATTCAATAATGTACCGCTTGGCTCTTTGAACGGAAGCGGCATCAAAGCATCACGCAATGACCCTCCTGGGGCATCCATATCTCTGAATTCACCAGGCTGGAGTGGCGTATCATTGTCTTTGATACGAATGCCACGGGCTTTAAATCCAGCAGGGAGATTTGATAAAGTTCCCGCGTCAATCAACTGTCTCAAGATGGAGGTGGCCCCTCGAGACAGACCGCCAATCATGTGGGTCAAGCCGAAGCCATAGAATCCCACGCCTGGTAAAAACTTGTAATGGACAAAATAATCCACGCGCTTACGCATTGGATCCACTGGATCATAGTTTCTGCGAATGGATAGAATAGAAGATTGTCTAGGAGAAAGCGTGACAATGTAAGGTAACTTAATACCCGTTAACTCTCCATTTCGATCAACGTCTTCATAGCCAGGTATATCCAACTCAATGTGCATCTCATAGATTTCACATTCATCGTTGTTGGCATACGAAGGCTTAACGCCTTGCAACTCATCTAATTCTTCTTGAATACCATCTTGGTTATTCAAGTTATCCGAAATATTCGACATTGAGGTTTTTCGATAAAACCCCGATTGCTGCATCTTCTTCACATCATTGATCGACATATCAATAACATGGGTAATTCGGTTTGCGCTTTCTAAACTAGATGCACCGTAAGACACTACTAGCTTTTCAGATGGAATGAATCGAGACACTGCTCGATTTAATGTCTGATCAAAGTGAACCTTCCTGAATGCACTTCCCGATAACGGGAGATAAAACAGTAGCTGGTCAGTCTCAGGGTCGTACTCTTTCATGACCTGAGTGATCTGATAGTTCATGTACTCCTGTACACGCGCTGCCTGTAAATCGGTGCCGGGGGTGGCGAAGCCAACAGTCTGCGCCCTAACCGGACCACCCGAAGGCAACATCTCTTTGTAAGCTTGTGCTTGAAACTGAGTTACTGATTCTGCAAGTAGAGGGTGAATTACACCAGAGGCACCCTCAAAAGGTTCAGAACGCTCCTCGAACTTCATGCCAAGGTATTCAAGACCTTCCCTGTATTGCTGCTCCCATTCTTTTCGGGAAGACTTGTCTGCTTGGAAGTCTCCCATAGCGTCATTGTAAATACGTCCTAACTCAGCATCATCGATGCTTTCTGCCAGGTTGGCGTAAAAGTCTTCTTGGGGATCCATCTGCTCCATAGGCGGCTCACCAATCAGCATGGTGCCGTCCTCAAGAGTCTCTATGTTTTCATCTTCAAGGCCGTCAAACATTGAGGTGATTTCTTCACCATCAAATCCAACTTCAAGTTCTTTCGTATTATCTTCAATATCCAGAACTTCTTTATCTATATCATCTACGCCGCGTTCAGTTGCCATGGCTTACTCTTTGTCTGCGTATAGGTTGTCAAATATTCTATTGACATCCAAAGTATAATCCAAGTCTGATTTGCTGTAATGAATATGCTGAGAAGGTTTAAAATCAGGAGCACCTTTCCCAGTTTCAAACCAGGCTGGATGAGTGACTCTAACACGATTATTTGGCAATGCCACAATATTTCCAGTCCACGGACCCGCGTCTAACAGTTCCATAACATGCGATTGTTTGTGCTGTGCAGGATCATCTGCAATCTCATTTTCCGCATAATCCACCGTAAACATGTACTTCGCAGGATAGAAATCACCATCAATCTTGGCAAGCCAAGGACAGGGTGTGGCTCGATCTAATACATACACCGCATGGTTGTGTGAAGAACAATCCCACGGCTGGGCATCGTGTACGGCCATAGGTACAGGCCACTCTTCAAACGGGGTATCTCCGACCAAGGCAGTGATTGGCATACGCGCCCACATTGCTCCCCCATGGACGTTTTCCATTTCCTCGTCATCATCAGCTTCACAGCCAGTAAAGATTACTTGAAAGCTTAAACATCGCGTGGGCATCGTAGTCACAGCAATGACCATCGCGTGTAAAAACTCGCCATGGTATCTTTCGTGATTGACTGTGTATTCCCTTCTCACCCACGCCTTGAAATGCGGGATGTTGCTTTGGAGGTAAGACAATTATTTTATCCCCACTTGTTCTCCCATTTAGTTACAAGACCGCCATTCTTACGACCACGGACAGGTTGTAACTTGCTATCCATTATAGCGCCAGATTGCCTACGTTGACTTGCCTTACTAGTTAGCAAGCCACCGAGGCTTTTCTTATTATTAAATCCTTGAAGCGTCTTCGCTAAACGAGCGCGTTGGCCAGTAACTCCTTTCTTTTTAGCCGCAGCATTGAGCTTGGCCTTGGGAATAGTCTCACCCTTCTTCACGCCCAAAGTTTTTCTGAGTGATCCAGGTTTCTTAATCGCGTCTTTTATCCAGTTGCTATTAACTGCCATAGCCTAACCCCACTTAGACTCCCATTTAGTTCCCATGACTTTTTTATTACGAGAAGCTGTTTTCTTTTTGGTAATGGTTTTTGCGGCTTGGACCATTCCGCCCACAGCTTTCTTGACGGGCTTCTTGGACTTAGACTTGGTTTCGGCTGGAGCGAAATAAGATCTAACTGCTCCACCATATCCCCTTCCACTATATCGTGGCTCAACATCGTATTTTTCGCCTTCGTAAGTGAAAGTCTTTTTTCCTTCAGATTCAGCTTTTCTAGCAAACTTTTTCATTTTTCTAAATCTTTCTTGGCTCTTACGGAAGCGTTCTTTTGCTGCTTTTTCTTGAATAATAAAAGAACTAGTAAGACCAGCGCCCATTGCACCGCCTAGTAAGCCAATAGCGCCTTTTCCAAGCGCTTCTTCTGTGCCTACTTTAAGACCAGAACTGCCCGTGCGATCTCTTCGTCTTTTTTCTCTGTCAGAAACTCTCTGCGTGTTTCTGTTAACATCTTTTAATCTTTGAAGGTAAGATCGTTCGTCTTTAGCTTTTGGCTTATCCTTCATATCCCTCCTGGCAGAAGAAGGGGTTTTTTCTTTTATTTCCTTATCACGCTTTGCTTGAGCCCTTTTAAGCTTGTCGTAGTAGGACTTGGCCTTTTTAACCGCTGCGCTTCCACCTTTTACTATTATACTCATAGAGGTTACCTAATCTCCGCGCCAAACCCTCTTAGGGCTGCACCTGTGCTGCGCTTCTTCTTGGCTGACTTAACTGCACCGCCTTTGGAGTAGCCTTTCTTAGCCATACCGCCAGCCTTATAACCAGCAGGCATCATGCCGCCTTTCTTGCCACCCTTGGAGGCCATCTTGGACTTCATCATGCCGCCCATGTTTTTCTTCTTGGCCTTTCTTTCCTTGGCATCCTCAATGCGCCCTTCAACTCGACCGATCCTCCTGGTCAAACGCCTTTTTCTGCCTTCGTTCTCAGCAGCCTCAAGACGCTTCTTCGTCCTAGCCAGGCTGCGCTCGCGGGAAGTCGTAGCTTCTGTCAGAGTCCAAAACTTTCCGCGAGCGCAGACTAGCTAGGATGAAGAAGCGTCTTGAGGCTGCTGAGAACGAAGGCAGAAAAAGGCGTTTGACCAGGAGGATCGGTCGAGTTGAAGGGCGCATTGAGGATGCCAAGGAAAGAAAGGCCAAGAAGAA